TAACCCAATGCACCCCCGGATAAAAGGGGTTCCGTTTTACGTCCGTGGAAGACATTGTCGAGAGGCTTCGGCCCATCTCACTTTGCTCTGACGCTAGCCCATCACTCCCTTACGGGAGGGTCGGACGCAGACGACAACTTACCGGGTGTTAATCACGGGGTTCCAACCCGCGTCACAGCTGCTACCACGTACTCGTGGCCGAGGAGACGTTTCGACTCCGCCTGTTACGCAGCAATCTTACGATTCCCGTACCTCTGGAATCCACCAGAGGTCCATCCTCACCTACAGGCCCGAAGGCAACGCCGCAGGTGGTCGGGGCTCATAGTCCCCTTCGCCAGAGCTGGCCTATCACTGTTCACAAAGACAAGGAGGCGGAGGAAATGCACGGAAACAACCATGCACCACCCCCACAACCTCATCACTCTCTTGGCGCGATTCAGTAACCCGTGAGGGACTGACTGGTTGCCACGTTCGAATCCGATTACGCCTCCACCAATACTCCACCGGACGCCTCACCTTTGGAGTGAGGTAGCGCCGAGCATTGGCCGGAGACAACCCCAGCAAGGCAGCCAACCGTTTTAGCGGCCTCCTGCAGTGGCCGAGGAAAGGACCAGAACCCGTCCTAACAACCTCGACTTTGTAATCGAATTTGTCCAAACCTCCAACGCGTTTTGGATCCGACCAGGCACAAGCTATAAACTCAGGCCCGATAAGACGGAGGTTTTTGCGCATCTCCTTTGTCAGCTTGTCCACCTCACGTAGCTCCCAACCCTCTGGGATCTTATCCTGTTCCAAATGCCCTTTCGAAACAGGAAGAGGTCTTTCGACCTCCATAGAGAGGTAATGGGCCTCTCGATCCCAGAGGTGGCTATGAATGAGCTCATGACGGTAGACAGGAAGACCTAGTCCACGGGAAATAGACCTATCCGAGGATAGGATATACTTAGCATTCCATTTCAAGAACTCAATCCGAAGCAGTGATCGCCTGGAACCAAAGAATCCAGGGCAAAACGAGCTGTACCTCCCCCGCAGAGTTTCCACCCCACCGCAATCAGTCCGAAGACCGAAAGCAGTGGAACGAATACAGGGTACTATATCAACTCTTCGATCAAATGCCTTGAAAAGAGTGCTATTCAATGAAAAGTAACGACGATCAACCATCGTCTTCCCGGGTGAAAGGACTAGACCGGATTTGTTAACTCCCGTCCTCCAACGATCATATTCCGCCATGGTACCGCGGAACACAATATCGTCCCCGTTGATGCGGACGGGCCCACTCGACCCCGAAAAGTACCTGAAGGCCAGATAATTAACGAGGCAGAGGAGGGGGAAGCTAACAAGATTCCCCATCAATTGACCACGCTCCTGATAAACAACCGGGCCATCATCCTCCCATTGCATGGGAGTCCGGAGCAATTGTCTACCGAGGTCTGCTATCCCCCTCGGGATCTGAGTCGCCTGGTTAAGGATCAAGTCCAGTAACTCACGCTGGACCCAACCATTAAGATTGTCAGTGGCGGATTCATAGTCACCACTGACAAAAACTTGACCTGGTTGAGGCGAAAACTCAGCAAACCTCCGCGGCTTAGCGTCCCCACGCAAAAGCCACTTGAAGCGTGAAATGTGGTTATAGATAGCGGTATGTAGAGGCCTAGCTAAATTACAATTAACGTCACCAACGCTAATTGTCCTCCACTTACCCCCCGTCTCGACAGACCGAAGTCTGGACGGACAAATATCTATAGGAGACTCTCTCGTGAGAGCCTCCAAGACGAATACTTGGTGCCTTGTCCAACCATGACAAGCATTCGCCTTCTGAATGGCACGTTGCAACTCCAAAGGAGAAGCCGCAAACTCAGACGGTAAATCCGAGCAACTGACACCATCCAATAGATATTCAGCTCTAGAACCACCATCGGACAAACCTCGAGTCCGACACGACTTAATAGGCAATGTAGCCGAAAGACAAGCATTCGGGTACAAAGTTAAGTCCCAGCCGGGAGGGAACAGTTTAGGCACTGTCCGTCTTATGTATCGGAGAAAGCCTGGATCTGGCTGGGGAGAAGGCTCCGACATTCGTTTAGCATAAGACTCGAGGTTTGGCCGATGTGATGGCAAAACCTTCCGGAAAAGGAATAGTGACATGAAGACAGACCGTCGGCCATCCGAAGATAACCTGGCCCGTCCCATGAATTCATGCCACGGATGAAGACTAGGAGTCTGAAGTCCGCTTTCACAAAAAGACTTCAGCCAACTCAAACGATCCTGAGCCGTTCGACCAGAAGGTGTAGGCACCGGAAAGGAAACCCCGAAGGGCTTCCCAACCGTCCGACAAAACACCTGCCAACGTCGCAGCACAGGGCAACCAGCCAGCAACAACGCATCGCGTTTCACGTTGCTGGACCTGTTTATGGACATCCCACGAGAGATGTACAAGATGCAAAGGCTTTTT